GCCTGAGCACTGCCAACGTCTCGCTGGCCCAGTACGGCAAGAAGGCCACGCTCGCCATCTCTGGCGGCGGGCTGACCTTCTCCACAAAGGCGATCTGCGAGCGGGTGCAACTCTCGGGCAAGGTCAACGACATCGCACGGTATGCGGTGACGTTCAAAATCACGCCCGAATGAGGACACACGCATGGCACTGACGGCAGAACAGATCCTGGCAGCGGACGACCTGGGCCTTCTCAAGGTCAACGTGAAGGAGTGGGGCGGCGAGGTGTTCATCCGCGTCATGACGGTTGGCGAGCTCGACGCCTATCAGAAGGAATGGGTTGGCAAGCGCGAGACGGGCGTGGACAACTTCCGCGCCAAGTTCCTCGCCCGCTGCCTGTGCGACCAGGCTGGCCAGCGGCTGTTCAGCGACGAGCAGATCGAGAAGCTGGCGGCGAAGAGCGCGAAGGTGGTGAGCCGGTTGTTCGACAAGGCCGCCGCCCACAACGCGATCACGGACAAGGACGTGGAGGAACTGGCAAAAAACTAAGCATCCGCCCGACGCGCAGGTTTCTGTTTCGTTTGGCGGGTCATTTGAAGATGACGGTGGGCGAGCTCGAGCGGCGCATGTCGGCCGTCGAGTTCGCGGAGTGGTTGGCTTACACGAGGTACTTTGAGGCGTTGCCGGATTCGTGGCGGGAGACGGGATTGCTGGCGAGCGCGGTGCTCGCCCCGTATTCCGCGAAGGGCAAGGCACCGCGTGCGGAAGACTTCGTGCCAATCGAAAAACCGCCGCAGCATCAGCAGCAGATGGTGGATCAGATCAAGCAGTTGCAGCAGATTTTCAACAGCGGGTGAGCAATGGCGACAGTAATCGGCGTTGGCATGCAGATGACGGCGAACGCCTCTGGCATGACCAAGGGGCTGTCCGACGCCGACAAGGCACTGCAACTGCTTCAGAAGATCGTCGAGCAGAACCAGAAGAGCCTGCAACGGTTCACTGGCGAGGCCGACAAGACCACCCAGCAGCTCGACAAGCTCAACAAGGGCGTGAGCACCCTGAGCACGATCGAGATCGGCCGCGTGCTCGTGGACACGTTTCAGGCTCTCGGCAGTGCGTTCACGAGCGCGGCTCAGAACGTGCTGACGCTGGCGGGTAACGTCAGTTCTTCGCTCGACTCGCTGAATGATCTTTCGGCCCGCACGGGCATCGGCGTGGAATCGCTCCAAGGCTATGCCCTTGCCGCGAAGATGGCGGGCGTGGACACGGAAGCCTTCGGCGTGGCGGTCCAGAAGTTGGCCGTGAACATCGGCAAGGCGACGCCTGGCGATGCGATGGACAAGGCGCTCCGTGGCATCAACCTGAGCGTGGCCGAGTTGCGGATGCTGGCCCCTGAGCAGCAGTTCTCCGTGATCGGGGATGCCATTGCCCAGTTGCCAACGGTGGCCGAGCGGGCGGCGGTGGCCGTGCAGGTGTTCGGCAAGCAGGGGGCGGCCTTGGCTCCGCTGTTTCGCGAAGGTGCTGCCAGCATCGACGAACTGCGGGAGCGTGCCGAGCGGCTGGGCATCATCGTCAGCGAAACGCAGATCAACAACGTGGCTGATATGAACGACGCCTTCGACCTGGTGAGTGCCACCATCAACGGCATCATCGGGCAGGTGGTGGGCAACCTCGCTCCGGCCGTCACGGACGTGACGAACCAGTTTCTGCGATTCGTGGAAGAGTGGAGCGGGGCTCAGGGCGAAGGCGGCACGGGGATCGCCAACGCGATCACGGACGTGCTCTTGCAAGGGGCCGAGATCTTTGCGGGCGTGTTCGACCAGTTCGTGGGCAACTTCAGCGGGTTTACCACGGCGATTGCCGGAGCCAGCGAAGTCTTTCAATTCGTGGCGAACGCCTTCACGGCCGTGACGGAATCGTTGCGGACGGTGTTCAATCTCTTTGAGACAATCGGCAATGGCATCATGCTGGCCATCGGCAAGCTGCTAGAAGAGGTTGGGGCGTGGGTGTCGGACGATCTCGCCCAGGTCGGTGCCGATCTTGCCAATCAAGCCTCGGCCGCAATGGCCCAGAACCAGAAAGAGTTTCTCGAAGCCGGAGCCAACTCGTTTCAGGCCGGGCTGAACGCCGTGGGCCTGGGCGAGGGCGAGACCTCTGCGGCCGCGCGTGGGCAGGGTGCCGCCACGGCCTACGTTCAGTCGTTCCGCGAGCAGGTGGAGGCCAGCCAACAGCCCGAGATCAAGGTGTCCACCAACCTTGAGACGACCGAAGAACGGCTGAAGCAGTTCCTGACGACGGCCACTGATGGCGGCTCAGAATTCCTGCGGCAGTCAGTGGAGACGCTGGACACCTTCCAGCGGATGGCGGCCGAGGGCGGGCTGACGGCCGACCAGATCAAGATCATGGACGGCTTCATGAAGAACGTGAACGCCGAACTCACCAAGGAGCAGACGCTGCGGCAGGAGGCCGCCGACGCCGCCGCGCAGCAAGCCACGGCCGACGACAAGCGGATCGAAAGCCTGCTCAAGACCAGCGACGCCTCAAGCAAGCTCGAAGACGACCTCGCCGCCGTCGAGCGGAAGATTGAGGTGGTGCGGCAATCGACCGACGCCGACGCCCAGGCCCGCCTCGGGCGGCTCACAGAACTCCGCGACAACCTCAAGGAGCAGCAGCAGGCCCTGGAGCAGGGCTTCGGCCAGGGCTTCCAGCAGGCGTTCGACAGTGCCGACCAGGCCGTGCAGCAAGCGATTGAGAAGGCCGGTGAGTTTGGCCAGGTCGGCAGCAAGGCGGCGCAGGATCTCGCCGCAGGCGTGGCCGCCGCCCAAGACCTCGCCAAAGACGGACTGCTCACGAAGGAAGCCTTTGACGCCGAGATTGCCCGCCAGCAGGAGTTCTTTCAGCAGCGGGTCCAGCAAGAGCAGGTGGTGGCGAACGAGCGGCAGGCGGCCGCCCAGCGGGTCGAAGACTTCCTGCGGACCACGCTGGGCGACCGGCAGCAGGCCGAGATGGAAGCAGCCGCCCAACTTGAGGAGCGGAAGAAGCAGGCCGCTCAGAACGTCGCCGCCATCGACGCCAAACTCGAAGAGGAGCGGCGCAAGAACGAGGCCGACCGCGACAAGGGCCGCATCCGAGAGGCCCGCGCCGGGGCCGAGCGGATTCGCACGCTGGAGAAGGCCAAGCGGGCCGAGAACGCCATCGCCCAAGGCCGCGACGCCGCGAACGAGCGGCAGCTGCAACAGTTTACCCGTGCTGACTCAGCCGCCCAGCAGTTTCAATCGCTCATCGGCCGCCAGAATGAAGCATTCCTGAAGGGCTTCCAAGACGCCTACGCCGGGGCCAACAACGCCTTAGCCCAAGGTGCCCGCGTCGCCGAGGAGCAGGCCCGCCGTCTGGAGATGCTGCGGCCCACGAACGCCACGGTAAACGTCGCGGACATTCGCACCGCCGAAGGCCAGGCGCTCGTCTTGGAAACGGCCGCCCAGGCTCAAGACCCGGCGCTGATTGAGGCCCGGTTGCAAACGCGGGCGCTCCAAGCCATCTCGCAGGCCGTGCTCGGTGCGTCCGCTCAGTATCTCTCAGAAAACAACGCGCCGGTAGCGATCGTCGGCGCAGCACGACTAGGGTGATTCATGCCTGTTACGTCGGTCAAAGAATTAGCGCGTTCGGCTGACGCGGAGCTCTTGCAGCCCACGGTGCTCAAGCGTCGCTGGGTCTGCGTGCTCGCCGACAACACGCTTACGAATACGCCCTCGACGGAAGACGAAATCATCGCGGCCGTTGGCATTGGCGAATGGGGCACGCGGCACCCGTTTCGCCCATTCTTTGCGTTGCGCAAGTGGTCGATTCGCGAGGGTTTCGAGGGCAGTCCCTACCACGTCGAGGTAACGGCGGAATACTCGCTGATTCGCGTTTCCGATCTGCGTGACCCGTGGGACCGCCCTGCCGAGTGGAACGCCGAGGGCTCGCAGGGCGAGTTTCCGGCCCTGTTTCACTACAACACCGCGGGTAACGACGAAGTGCGTCCGCTGACAAACTCGGCCTTTGACTACTTCCCTGGCTTGATGACCACCGAGAGCATTGCCCGCATCACGGTGCGACAGAACTTCGCCAACTGGCCAACGGGGTGGTTCGCGGCGAACAACTGCGTTAACGCGACCCCGTATTTCGGCTGCCCAACGCACACGCTGCGAGTCGCTGGCGTGGCGACTGAGCCTGCCACCGAGGAGCGATCCACGGGCATCGTTAATTATTGGCGCGCCACCGCGACGCTCGCCTACCGCTGGAGCGGCCACAATCTGCAACTGCCCGACGTGGGGTTTAATTTCATCAGCGGCGGTCAGAAACAACGCGCGATGGTGTTCGACTTTCAGAACAACGAGTGGGTGCCATCGCCCACGCCTGTCGGCCTCAACGGCTCTGGCGGTCAGACGCAGGGCCATCCCGCCGTCCTGAACCGTCGCGTGAATCCTGAAGTTGATTTCAGCGGCGTCTTCGGAGTGCCGCCCGCATGACGCGCCCCGGCCGTGCCACTTTCACGCGAGAGAGCGCCGAGCGTATCGCGAGAGCGGTGCGACAGGTGGAGCTGGGCACGCCTGCGGCCCGGCCGCTGTCGTTCGAGGCGGTGCTCTCGCAGGCTGCCCGCAACCGCACGACGAGCGACGTGCGCGTGGCGGAACGCGGACTCATCAAATACAAGCCGAGCACCGCCCCCGAGTTGGATTACAGCGTGTGGGGAAGTGGCGGCACGAAAAAGGTGGTGCTGACCGGGGAGTTTTGGGACAACCCTGCTACGGCGTTTTCGGGGAGCGGCTCGCTCGGCACTGCCAGCTACACGAAGTTCGGCAACTACCCAGCCGAGCTGGATCAGCCATGCTTCTTCTCCGTCACCGTCACGGACACGCGCGTGCCAGACCCGAACGCCGTTCCGCCGCAGACGGCGGAAACCTACTCGATCCCTGTGCGTATAGAGGGCGTCGGCCTAAACAAGGAAGGCATCGCGCCGATTGCCACGCTGGTTGGCAGCGGCGGTTGGGACGTAAGCACCGGCACGGCCACGGTCACGCTCATGCCGGGGGCCAGCCAGACCGTGACGGCCAGCGGCGTCTGCCTACAGAGCGGCCTGGGCAAGCACGTTTTCGCCATGAACGCAGGGCTGACGGAGTTTGCGTTTGAGGTCGAGCCTGGTCCGCGCTATGTGGTGTTTCGTCGCGACGAGGATGCGTCGCCGCGCTGGGGCGCGATACCGGCTTTGCTTCGTCACTCTGTCCGTGGCAGATTCCATGATCGCATTCCGCAATTCGGCAGCACGTCCATCGGCATTCGCGTTCGCATTCAAGGCGGCGAGCAGGTGCTTGATAGCGTCGGCGCTACGAATCTGGGCGCCGATGCTGGCAAGCAACTAACCGCGGCGGAGCAGCAGCAACGCAGCTCTAGCCCGCAGGCATTCATTGCTTTCTGGAACGCCAATCCAGGCACGGAATGTCTGGCCGTGCGGGAAGACAACACTTGGTATATGTTTCCGACGAGCCGCCCGGCCACGCTTCGGCTCAATGGAACCTTCGCGGCTCCGTGGCAGAAAGGCACGACGAAAACCGTCAATACGAGCGACACCGCTTTTCCATCGGTGCCGGTGTCCAACGGGCTCGGTGACGTTCGCGGCGTTGGGTCGCGGTCTTGCGTGATAGTCGGCACCGAGAACCAGAACGGCGGCTACAACTGGAGTTTGGTCGAGGCAGACCTCGGTTGGTCGGGGATTATTCAAGGAACCTTCACGGCCCCGTGGCCAAAGAACGAATCAAAACAAATCACCGTGAATTTCGGCAACGGCTCAGAAGAGATAAGCGTCAGCAATCCTTACGCCTCGATTGCCGGAACCGCCGAGAAGTCATGTGTCGTTGCCAACCTCGGGACGGGCGGAACCGACAACTGGATACTCATCGCTGCGGAGTGCTCCTGAAATGCTAGGCGACACGCAATGGTGCAGCCCGTGCTGCTGCTGCAAGCAGTTGCCGGAAAGTGGTTATTCGGCGGGGAACGATTTTTCAGACAAATGCTGGAATGTCGTAGGCGGGTCGCAAGGGGCATCCGGCATGACGTTTACAACCCCAGGCCCTACTGGGTTTGGCATAATTTATGGCAGCGCATGGCGATGCTTTATTGTTCCCCAGTGCAATTCTGCGGAAGTCCGCATGCGGGCGACAGTGAATGTAAATCAAGCCAAAGAATCCATGCTCTTAATGTACGCATTGCTCTCGTCGAGTCCGATTATGCCAACTGGATTCTCTGGGCTCGGTGCGGGCTGGTGGGTGCGCTCTGGCGTGCGCTACTCAGATGAAATGACCGGAGATTTAGGCTACCACGCCAACAGAATGATTGCCGTGAGTTCCGGGAATACGAATACTGGACTTCCATTTTTTGAGAACCAAGAAAAACCGCCGGATAATTCGCCGTGGCCGACTGCGATTGGTCAAACGCACGAGATCGACGCTCGTTTTCAATACTCAACAGTGCCGGACAAGTTTGGTGCCGGGTGGTCTGTGCAGCACGGCAGAATATCAGCAGGGATGCCGTTTGGCGGCTTGGGGCTCGGCGAGTTGTATTTTGGGATAGCAGCGCAGACTACGGTTTTTACTTTCGGGCAGGGCGACACAGTGACCTTCTCTGACTTTTCCGTCACCCTGGACTACTCATGACCTGCCACGCCGGAACAGCCCTGAAGTCCATACTCGCGCGGCTTCGCATCCGCCCGGCCGCTGGGTGCGGCTGCGAAGATCACGCCATGATGATGGACTTCCGTGGCTGCGATTGGTGCGAGGAAAACATCGATGTCGTCGTCGGCTGGCTGCAAGAGGGTGCCGGGAAGTTTGGCCTCCCCGCCCCGACGCCAATCGCACGGATGCTTGTGCAGCACGCCATCCGCAAGGCCCGGCGAGCCGCACTCCAAGACACTACCCCCAACGGAGTAAGGTGACACTATGGCCGACCCAACATACGAAGCCCTGCCGGGCGAACTGGATCTCGTGTTCATTAAGGGCGACGAGGTGGGCGTTTTGCTCACGCTCGAAAACCAGAACCTCACCGGCTTCACGTTCGACTCGCACGTCTACTCGCTGGCCACGGTCGGCACGGGCAGCGGCCTCGGGGCAGGCGTCTCCGTGGCGGCGGGCCAGACGGCCGTGCAGATCACGGTCACGCCCGTGGCGGTGACGGCTGGCCGCATCAATATCTCCATGTCGGAGATCCAAACGAACCAACTCCAGGCCGACGGTCAATACAGATGGTGGCTCAAGACGATTTCGCCGGGCCTTGTGACTCGCACCGTCGTGGCGGGTGACGTGAAGGTGAGGATGCCGTGAGCATCACAGTCAACGTCACAAGCGAAACGGCCGCGTCGATCACCATCGGCGGCAGCAGCAATGCCATTTCGGTGTCGGCGTCGGGAGGCATCGGCCCGGCTGCCGTGTTCGACGGCACCAACACCATCGGCGTTTCGCAACTCTCGGGTGGCGTCGGCATCACCGTCTCGACGGCCAGCGGCTCGCTGCTGATCTCGTCTTACAACACGGCGACGATTGCCGGGCTGGCCCCAGTGCAAAGCGTGGCGGGTCGCACTGGCGCGATCCAGCTCCAGGCGGCAGACGTGACCGCTGGCACGTTTGCCGTGGCTCGCATCCCCACGATCTCGTACACAGCCCTGTCGAATGTCCCGCTGTCGTTCGTGCCGGTCACGCACACGCACTCGACCACCGAAGTGGAAGGGCTCACGGCGTCTTTCGCCCCGCTCGTCCACACGCACGGGACGGCGGCTATCGAGGGGCTCTCGGCTCAGTTCACGGCCCTGACGGCTGCCTACGCGGCGATCAGCCATGCGCACGGCACGGCCGACATTACGGGGCTCACGGCCTCGTTCGCCCCGATCACGCATACGCACGGAACAGCCAGCATCGTGGGCCTCACGGCCGCGATCACGGCGAACTCGGTGCAGAGCGTCAATGGCAAGACGGGCACGACGATCTCGCTAGCTCCCGCCGACGTGACGGCGGTGACTTCTAGCATTACGGGGATCTCCGGTGCCAGCGCCGCCACGAACGTCGTCGTGATTTCGCAGGCGTCGTTCGACGCGATCACGACGCCCTCGACGGCCACCATCTACTTCATCGTCTAGCGAGGTTCGCATGGCCGCGAACCGTGGCTCCAGCCCAATCAACGCCATCAAGGTCGGCGCGACCGACGTGCAATTCGTCCGTCGTGGGTCCGTCATCCTATGGCAGCGTGTGGCCCCCACCGCGACGATCTATGTTTTCTCGTCGCCGGGGATGCCGTTCGCATCGCTCTCGGGCACCGGCGACTTCGCCACGCCGCTGACGGGGTTTGTCGGCGGCAACGGGATTCACAGTTCCACCCGCGAGGTGCAACTGCGGTTCAACAAGGCGGGCATCCTCCGCTGGGATATGGCGGCGAGCAGCGAAGTCCGCTGGGATCCTGGCCGGTTGATCGTGGACGGCGTGGAGCGGGTGTCTGTCTCTGGCATCAACAACAACAACGTCGATTTTCCGCAACTCAGCACCGGCACCGTCACGGTCACGACGGCCAGTACGGCCATCGTCCGCTTCGTGAAAGACAACAGCGTGACGACGGGCCAGGACCGCGTAAACGTGAATTCGCTGTATGTCGCCAACGCCCCCGGCGTGCCGACCGGGCTCGCAGGCACGGCAGCCGCCACGAGCGTGTCGCTCGCGTGGGTGGCCCCCACGAGCGACGGCGACTCGCCGATCACGGACTACGCCGTGGAGTTCGGCCCAGACACAGCCTCCTACACAGCGGTCACGCGAACGCCGAGCACGGCGGCAACGCAGACCGTCACGGGCCTGACGGCATCCACTGAATACGTCTTCCGCGTGGCGGCGGTCAACGCGGTCGGCACCGGGGCATTCACTTCGCCCATCACGCGGACGACGCTCGCGCCCACGGTGCCGGGAGCACCGACCGGGCTCAGTGGAATCGGCGGCGGCGCATATATCTACGTTCCGTTGAGTTGGACCGCCCCGGCTGACAACGGCGGGGCAGCAATTACCGACTACGCCATTCAATACACGACGGACGGCACCAACTGGACGAACGTCACTTGGTCGCAGTACGGCCCGGAAGAGCTTGTCTACGGCCTTGCTTCTGGCACCGAATACACGTTCCGCGTGGCGGCGGTGAACTCCGTTGGCACCGGCCCGTGGTCCGCGACGGCGACGGTCACGACTTGACGCCCCCGCTACGGTGACGGGCGAAAGGGACGCCGATGCCCCGCAAGCCGCCCAAGGCGAAGACGCCGCAGTTTGACGCCGATCCGATTGAGGACGACGACCAGCCGCCGTTCACCTTGGACGACGACGGCAACATGGTCCTGCGGCGTTCTGCGAAGCCCAAGCCCACGAAAGGAGCCAAGCGTGGCAAAGGCAAAGACAAGCCTGCTCGATGACGTGCTGGCTCGGACGAAGAACCGCAGCCCTGGATTCGGGACGTGGTTTGAGCGGCTGCCCGCCGAGGCCCAGGCGGAACTGGAAGCGGTGCGGGCTTCGTTCGACCACGCCAAGCACCAGAAGTCGGCCTTCGCTCGTGCGATCATCGAAGCCGCACGCGAGCGGGGCTGGAAAACAAGCGGCTTGCAAGGAGTGATCCAGTGGCTAAACGGAAAACGCTAGCGGCTTCCGTGGCGTCGAAGCTCCCGCCCGCGAAGCCTGCCGCCGATGCCGAGCAGGTGACGCAGCGGCAAGACGGCGATTCGCTGGAGGCCCGCTCGACGAGCCGCCGCATCAAGACGGTGGAGGATCTGCTTCGCCACATCGAAGCCGACATGGCCCGCTTCGAGGTCGCAGCCAGCGAGGCGACCAAGTGGGAGTGCGGCGACGGCGACGGCGGCACCATCGAACTGCACCGCGTCTTCGTGCGACTCAAGCCCAAGGGCGGGCCGACGACCATCGAAGTGGTCGAGGCGATGATAGACGCCGCGAAGAAGACGCTCCGCAAGCCCTTGACCAAGACCGTCAAGGCACCCAAGGCAGACGGCCTTTGGCAGGTGCTCGTCGTTTCGGACACGCACTTCGGGGCATACTCGTGGAGCAAGACCACGGGCGGCAGCGACTACGACCTCGACCTGGCCGAGCAGCTCGTGGGCAAAGCCGGGGCCGAACTGGTGACAGTGGGAGATGCCCACAAGCCCACCCGCCGCACGATCGCGTTCCTGGGCGACCTCTTCCACTACGACACGCCGAGCGGCACGACAACCGGCGGCACGCCGCTAGAGCGTGACGGCCGATTGCAGAAGATGATTCAGGTGGGGTGCGACTCGCTACTCCGCATCGTCGAGCGGTCGGCGGCCTCGGCCCCCACCGACGTGGTGATCGTGAACGGCAACCACGACGAGGTGCTGACGTGGGCCTTTCAGCGGATCCTCG